GGTTTACGGGTCTAAAATCTAAATACAAACTAAAATCTACATCCCCCGTCAAAATGTTAGACTTCATTGTATTTATAATATATCTTTTATCTCGAATAATTAAACGGTCGTTTAAATTTAAACTTGTTAAAAGTGAAATTGGTAAATTTGTTTTAACGTTAATTAAACGGTTTTTAAGGTTGTATAAGTTAGTTAAGTACCCGAAGTAGTATTCACCGAATAAACTGTTTGAAACGGGTTCTAATAGCAACGTAGAAGTATCAGCGCTGAAGTTTAAACTATGGTTTACACCTTGATAAATCATATCTTGTCCAAACGGCATATAGTCAGTTACTGAAACGTGTGTCGTACCATTCCAAAATTTAAAACTACATGGCTTTTTGTCGTACATATAAAGTAACGTAGGCTTCGGTACGTAGCTTTGAAAAGTTTCATTTAAATGGTATCCTACTTGTAAATCAGTACCCGTAAATTTGTTAAACATTAAATTCTCAAATGGAACTTCTACCGTAAATTCTTCACCGTCGTAATTATACCCTAAGTCCGTGTTTCCATAGTCCCTAAAGTATAAACTTTTGAAGTTTTTATTCATGAAGCTTTCACTTTCTTGGTATTTGAACGAAATCTTTTTATATAACTTTATTCTATCTACGTCAATAGAATCTATATCAGTATATTTTGTAACGTCTACAATAGCGCCTTGGTTATACCATTCATCTAACGGTTGTAAAGTAAAATTGTCTTTAGACGTAGAATAACACGTTAAATTAAATTCTTTTATTATTCCTGAAACAAAATCCGAAACTTTAATTTCAGGCGCTAACATTGCTAAATCTAATTCACCGGAAAAAGTTTGTGTAGTAGCCGTCGTAGTATAAACCGCAGAACCAACCACCACAACGTTTGAAATATTATAATAACTATAAAATTGTTGGTATTGAAATCTCGCATTAAAAGTTATGTTTTCACTTGCACGAACTTGAGCCGTAATAACTGAATTTAAACCGTCTACGTTTTGTTGCCTTAATACTTCTAAAGTTACAGTAGCGTTACCCGTACCCGTTACAGTATTTGAATATACACCGTTTACAAAAATATCAATATAGTAAGTTACGGTTGCTGAAGAAATAGACGCTATTCGAATATAGGTAATATGTTCTAAACTGTTTGGTATTAAATTTACACTTGGTAAAGTATCAATATAACTGTAACTTAATGTACCGTTTGTAGTGTCAAAATAATCTACACCGCCCGCCGGAGAATAAGTTAAAATATCTACGTCTAAAGGATTTGTTACATAGCTTTTACCTAATACGTTTTTTAGTAGTAAAAAGCAACTTATAAAACGATAGTCACTCATCCAAGCTCCTGAAAAAGTAATTCCGTATTTACTTCCAATAGCTTGCATTAATCTACGAACGCTTATCGCTGGAAATAATTCACTGTAAAATATTGGGTGCGCATTTTGCGTAATATCATAAGTTCCTACTCCGCTAATTTGCCATAAATTCTTCCAACTAATTAAAGGGTATCTAACGTCGTAAAAAATTGAATCGTCCGTTATTCTATTGTAAATCTCAGTAGCCGTATAAGCGTGTGAATAGTTATTAATTTCTTTTACATCGGTTAGTTTATCTTCGCCAAATTTATCTTTTAAACTTAATAAATTCCCGTAGAAAGTTATTTGGTAACTATCGGACAAACCTTTTTTTACATTCGCCTTTTCTAAACTTATTTTACCCGTTCTAAATGGCGTTAAATCTATTTCAATATACGCGTTTCGTCTAACGTTATGGTCTACGCTCGCGTCTACATCTGAATTATAAAAGTGCTGAAATATAGAGTTATTGTTTTGCGTAGCTGGAACGCTGAAGCTTAAACTAACATCTGTAAATACTTTTGAAATATCCGCTATGTTTTGAATCGTAGAAGTTACTTCTATTGTTTCATCATTAAATAATTCTAATTCCTGAAAATTTCCGCTTTCAAAAATAGGTTCGATATATATTTGTACTTTACGTTCCATTACACAACTGAATTAATTATGTCGTATGCAAACTCGAATTCTAATTGGTAGTTAATCATTTTAGTATTTATAGACTTGAATAATTCCGTAGATTTAGAATTTAATTTAGCTGGGTAATTATTAATAATAATCTTTTCGCTCAACATTATTTGTCGTAAAAGTTCGTTATAACTTTCATCTACCCAATCAGTATTTACTTTAATAGACTTTTTTCCGTTATTGTTGAATACGTGTTTTTGACCTTCGATTAAATTATAACCTGAAGTAGCCGTTTGCATTAAATTATATTCTTGACTTTCTACGTTTAACGTATCATTACTCGCAGCATAAAACCAAGTTCTTTGCCAGCATCCGTATTTATTTACAAAGTCACAAACTACGGGTGTATATTTACAATTTAAATAAGGTTTAAAAATACCCGTCCAAATAACTGCGTTTGAATTATCTAAAATTTCAAGCTTATTACCGTCACTATAATATAAAGAATACACCCTTAAAACATCTAATATTACGTTATTTGTTAGGTTAGTTGTATTACTTGCACCCGTTATTAAATTAGTATGTTTTGTTTTATATCCATTTCCCGTTTTAACCATTATAAAACCGCCACGATAATTTATATTACCGCTTAAACTTGGATTTATTGTAGAATCATAAGCGTAGTTAAACGTACCTTCGTCGTGTAATATATCGTACATTAAAGTAGGGTTGTAACCTTGTTCGTAATACCCAAAACCATCGTATGCTTTATAATCAGTAGTATCTAAAAGCGTGTAAGTTCCTGAAGCTAATTTATATCGTTTTACTTTTACGTTTGTGTATTGTGTTATTTGACTTGCTGAAGTTGTATTATAAGGTGTTTGTCTTATATTCCAAGTTATAAATTCACGTATGTAAGGGCTTATATTATATTCCGTCTTTAGGTTATTTGAAGCCGGTATTAATTTACTTAATATATAAGTTGGATCGGTTGGTGCGCTGCCCGTACCGTTCCATATAAACAATTCAATTTTACTGCCTTCTTGTAATGCTTCATTAATCGTAACTATGTACGGACTTCGTGCGAAAATACTCATTTTATATTCTTTAAATTTTGGTCTAATATTTGGTTTAACAGTTGTTCGGCATCTAATCCGTATTTATCTATTAATACATCAGGCAACGTTTTGTACGCCTTTTCAAATGGCTTAGTAAAAAATAAACTTGGTTTAATGCCTTTTTTAAATATGCTTTTAGCAATGGCAAATTTTAAACCTAATCGACTTGTAAACTTACCCGTTTTACTTCGTGGGGCTAATCCTTTTTTAATTATCCATTTATCTAAAGAAGCTAACATTTCTCTATTTGGAAAACCTTTTTTAAACGAATAAGGCGCACCGTGTTTTTTAACTATTCCGTTTACTCCTTTATCCTGAAAATTACCGTATGGTAACATACTAAAATAAACACCTATTGAATTAGGCATTTGTTTTACAGTGCCTTCTATTGAATTAGAAAGTTTCTTAGTTGTGTCTTTGCCCTTTTCCCGTAAGTTCGATCGTGCTTCACTTACTACTAAGTCTCTGAATTTTTGCAAGGCTTTTAACGTTTCACTCACTTTAATTCGTATTTAAGAAAGTATAATCCGTCTTTTGGCACTTTATTACTGCAAACAATATTAAAGCCCTTATACGTGAAATTTAAAATACTCGCATATTTCTTATAATCTAAGCTGCAAAGAAAATCGTTCCCTTCAGGATTAGCTTCTATTAAATGGTCTAACGTTTTTTTAAACTTTCTCATTAGCAAATTGTCATTGTGTTACCTACTAAAACATCGAAAGTCATAGTCCAACCCGCTAAATAGTTTTCAAATCTTTCTGCAAATGGTTCGCACGTTGGGTTACCGTCTACCATGAAATTATCCGAATATAAATCGCCACGTCTTAACATTTCGTACAGTCTGTTTACTACTGCTAATTGTGTATTTAATACATCTTGTTCATTGTCATTACCTAAAAATATTTCTATTGCTTCGTCTTTTGATAGGTCGACAATATCCATAGCTAATAAGCTAATATTAAAACGAATTACATTGCCCTCAAACGCAGCTGAATTAACCATGATATGTGACAAAGGAAATATTGTCTGTTTAGCCAAATCGACTTGGAATATATCCCCAGTTGTAACCGTGTTTACTATTGCGTCATTTTCTAAATGAGTTCGTAGTGTATCTAAAATATTGTAATAATTAGCCATGTTTAAATTTTCTATTTAATTCTCTTTGTTCAATTTCGGTTCGTTGCTTTTCGTAAGTAAGGAAGGTAAGACACTTTCTAAGTCCCAATTTTGTAACTTCGTCAAACTTTGTAACGTCCCCTTTAGCGACTGCATAGATAGAGTTATACCAACCCCACTGTTTTCCAAACTGAGTTCGTTCGCTGAAGTCATTAGTTTCGGGTTCTTGTTCATCTCCGTTTCCAAATAAGTAAGCGAAGTGTTTACTAAGTCGTTTCCTAAATTCCAAAAAAAAACACTTGCAGCCATTACAATATCTAAAGGCGCAAATTTCATTAGGTCGCTGAATTCATCCGTTCCGGTGTAAGGTATTATTTCGTACTTATCTTTTGTTCGTCTTTTGATAGGACGGTACATTACCGCCATTGCTTTGTGAAAAGTGTCTACGCTTGTTATATTACTTTCTAAGTCGATATATTCACCGAATGTAATATCTTCCATGTTTGGTATAAACCCAAACTCCATATTCTCGATTTTAAACGTTGCTTGGAATTTTGGTTTTTCCTGAAACAATGTATTAAAGTGTACCGCTAAATCTTTAACGTCACTCCATTTAATTTTTATTACATCGCGTAGATTTAAGCCACAAAATATTTCAATCGTTTTTTGTGCAATAAATTCTTCATCGTTTGAATTTGAAACTACCTTCATGAATTCTTGGTAACTCCGTAAAGGAATTTCAGAAAGTTTAGTAGGTACTTGAATTTCAGTTTTCATATTATTATAACTATTTTTTTAAATTATCGTAGTAAGCAAGCGCAATGTTGTATGCTTCGTTTAACATTATTATATGTTTTCTCATGTTCATAGGGTCGTTAAATATTATTTTAACTTTCTTTCCCGTTTTATCCTGAATGAATTGCTCAACAGTGCGCATCATTGCTGGTAGTTCGTCTGTCATTAGTGTATATTATCTAATAAAATATTGTCCATAATTCGAGTTCATTCCTAAACTTTCCATTTCATGATAGCGTAAAGCATCAATAGCATGGTTAAAATTATCAATAGGTTTATTTAAACGCGTCCCTTGTTTATCTACGTCCCACGTATAAGATCGTAATTCTTTTATTAAATCCGTACTGTTAGACGTTACTAAATAGCTTTGTCGCTGCATTACGTCTATTCCGTAGTTAATTGAATCCTTGCCCTTTGTAACGCCTTTTATAGTTATTCCGTAACGTCTTATTTCCTCAATACTTTTAGGCTCTGAACTATCAGCATATACAATTACGTCTTTTGGTAGTAACTTTGCAATATCTGAGTTTAATAAGCCCGTTTGATATTTAAGTTGGTTTACTATTCGTGTGTTATTGTAGTTGTATATTTCTATTATTGCGGTTGGGTCGTTCGTGTATCCAAAGTCTAATCCTATTCCTACCAATTTCGCTTCAGTTGGTATAGTATCCATTGTTTTCCAATTACTGAATATAACGCCTTCTAACGAACCCAATTCACCAAGCCCGTATACTTTCCACCAATTCGCCCAATATGCGCTTGTAAGTCCTTTATCGCGGTTCTTTTCTATTTGTGAAATAATAGATTGGTCTAACGCTTCGTTGTCTTTATAGGTTAAAATTAGAAAGTCGCTTTCGGGTTCGTCTTTTAGTTCCTTATGTACCCAAAATTCATTAGCTGGATTAAAGTCTAAATACACTTCTTTCTTTGTACGAATAGCTAACTCATTATAAGATTCGAAAGTGACATTGTTACACTCATTAATGTATAACACGTCACGTCGCGCACCCCTTAATTTGCTGGAATCATCAGCACTAAAAAACTCAATTACACTACCATTGCCGAATTCGTATCGTAGTAAGGTTCTATTGAAACGTTCTTCAAAGTAGCGCCCCGTGTCTTTCATTATCTTTAGAAAGTCTTTTAGCGCACCCCGTCTAAGGTGTGGAATACTTTCAGCTACTATGCTTATTTCTAAACGTGGATACGTTGCAGCCTTTGTAATTAGTAACGGTAATATTCCATAAGTCTTACCCGCTGAAGTTCCACCCTGAATTATTTTAATCCGTTTTTTTAACGCTTCTATTTTACGAATTGCCGTCGTTACTATCATTTAATTTAAATAACGGTTGTTCAATATTGGTTTGTTCTACTTGTTCTTTCAGGTTGTTTAGACGTTGTGTAATGCTTGGGTTGTACTGCCCTACCATGCCACCCTCGATTTGGTCGCGTCGTATTTCTTTTCTTATATGCGAACAGATGGGGGTATATTCTTCGTATCTTTTATCTCTATTCTTAAAATAATCTTCAACTTCGCCTACTTTGTCCCAGCAATATATTTCGAAACCTTCCATAGTTAACGGACGTTCTAAAGGCTCAGCGCGTTCCTCAAACTCTTTTCCACCGAATACGCTTTTTATTCTTGGGTTTGCTTTTACATCTTGTTTGTACTTAGAGAATAGTTCGTATAGTTGTTCGGGACTATCTAAGTTTCTTGGTCTTCCTACTTTTGCCATTTTATATTTCGTGTTTTTATAGTTAAATTAATCTTCCTATTTCTCCGAGTTCGTTTATAACGTCTTTGTTATTATCGTAGTGAATTGTTATACCTAATTCTTTTACTTTTTCTATTTTAGCTTTATTACTACCGGTTGCGTATATTCTACTTTCAGGTATTCCTATTCTATTCGCTTTATTTATCATTCCGTCTTTTTCTAAACGTGCTGAAATAATATAAACGTCTACGCCTTGTTCAATATACTTAAGCGCTAAATTCATAGCTTTTGCCGTTGTTAACGTACCGTCGTAATCAAAACTAACTTTTTCAGTAGCTAATTTTTCTTCAAACGCCGTTCTACAAACTGCGGCCCGTTGTTCGGTTGGGTATTCATTAACCATCTTTTCATCCCCCATGCATCTTTGCATGAACTCGCTTTGCTTTTCTGAAGTTTTAGGCGTTGGTATCGGCATTGTATTCGTTATAAACAGTTCTTAATTGGTTTACTTTATCTAATAGACAAGGAACGCATGAAGTAGGTTCGTTTCTTACTTTGAATATTCTACTATGTATTTTTAACATAGTAGCTTGTTCACTTGGTTTTACTACGTTCGTGTTTTTGTCGAACCATTCCTTTAGAAATCTATATTCAGGTTCTTCTAAACATTCAGGGTTACGATATGGAAATAATTCGTTTAGTTTCTTTTTACGTTCTTCACATTTGCAGTCATCCCCTAATAACCATTTAGCCATTTTATCTACGTGTGTAGCTGCTAAAATACTTTCTACCGTATCGCCTAATCCTACGGCTTTTTTTCTTGGTCTACCCATAATTTATTTTATTAGTTCAAAATCTTCATTCATTAAATCCTGATAACATTCGCCAACTTCGTGTTTTAGTGACTTTTTACAATTAGTTATTGTACTGTAAACACTTTTGAAGCTTATACCCGTTTCGTTTTCTATTTGTCGGTAACTTAAGCCTGAACTTCTGTACAAGTTGAATAACATTTTATCGTACCAGTGCCATCCGTCTACTACATTGTTTATTTTTATATCCATTAAATTCTTTGCGTTCGTCTTTTCGTCGCTTTCGCTTTCGTCTTTTAGCTGAATAGCTTCAGTTATGCTAACTTTTTCTAATCGTAGTTTAACTTTTTGGTAGTCAACAAACATATTACGCAATGTAATCCAAACAAATCCTTTGTAGATAGTTCCGTTTTTATAAAACCTATCTGAATTTTCGTGTTTTGATAGCTTAATATACATTTCTTGAACTATATCTTCAGTATAAAAATATTCACCAAAGCCGCGAACTATCTTAATCCATTCGTTATGGTGCTTTGCTAAATCGGTTAAAAACTTATCATTCATTTGACGTAAAATTAAACACAATATTTTAAATAAAAAAATACCCGCCATTAAGACGGGTTTAAAATCAATTAGTTTCGTTCGCTAAAACATACTTTTCTAACTTTTTGAACGTAGATATGTTTATATCTTTTCCGTTTAAGAAATTATCTAAGCTATATTGGTGAAATTTTACTTCACCTTGCTTTATTTCGTTTACTATTTTACTTTTTGTTCGTGTTTTCAGCATCTTTTTAAGCCGTTCACGAAGTAATTTATCCTGAATATACATATCAGAACGGTAAATCGTCGTTTACTATTGGTGGCATTGGTGCGCTTTGTGTTTCTTGTTTAACATACGGCTCGCTGAAGCTTGCGCTAAAATATATTTTACCGTCTTTACTTTGTTTTACCCATAACGCAATTTCCATTTCTTTGTTGTTTACGTTTACTTTTCCTTTGTAGTCTGGGTGTGTTTCGGCTTTCTTGTTCGTGTTTTTAAAGATAGCTCCACTGTTGTTTTTTGTGTCCATGTTTATTTATTTATTTATTTATTTCTCTTTTCGCGTCATTAATTCTATCCAAAGTAAAATCTAAATCGTCAGTAACTACCATTTTAGTAAAGCCAAAATCGTCTGCCATTCCTATTTTATTTAATTTAGCTTCATAATGAAACCAAATCGTTTCGTTTAATGGCGTCGCTCCAATATAAAAAACGGCATCGTCTAACTCTTTGTACGCGTCACTATTTTTTATTATATCGTAAATTTCCTTTGAAAAGTTTATATAACTTTTTTCTCCTACAATTTCTATAAATTGTTCTTGTGTTAAACTTTGTTCCATAATTATTTTATTTTAAAGTTACCATTTGATAAATAGCGTAAATTACGCCCGCTAAACTTAGTATTACTACTAACATACTTAATCTTTCAATTATTCTCATATTCTTGTTTTAGTTTTTCTAAATATAACACAAAATCCATTGCTTCTTCTTGTGCGTGTTTAAGCCATTCTAACGTGCTTAAATCGTTACGGTCTAAGGTTGTTCCGTATTTTTCTATTCCTACGCTTGAACGCTGTTTAAATTGCGCTAAAACGGAATTTACTATATTATCTTTCATATTCTTTCTATTAATTTTTTTATTTGATAAATTGCTTCATCTTTTGAAATATTAAACCATTCGTTATTTTCTGTTCCGTATTTTTCAAAAAAGTATTTTTCTATTAAATTAGGATTATTTACTCTTGTACAAAAAACAAGTTCGTAATCTCTAAAAGGTGAAGACGTATTGTAACATACTATTCTTCTTTCTACATTTATTGCTCTACCTATTTTTACCCAACCATTCCAAGATGGATTAGCTACAACATATATCCAACCGTTATATGGCATTACTTTATATTTATTATTGTTATACCTTGTATGTTTTTCTTTTTGGCATTTTAAACAATAACTTTGTTTTTGTGAAGCAATTTCTTTTTTACACGTAAAACATATTTTATCTTGTATTTTTATATTCATAGCACCTTCATTAACATTTCGTAATATTCCCTTGCAAGTTCTATTTTTTCTTTTAAAGTTTCAATTACAGTTTCGTTTTTTTCTACTTCGTAAACTCTAATTCGTTTTTCCATTGGTATATGGTCAAAGTTATGCTTTTTTAAAACGTGTTCGCGTAAGTCTAAATCCTCTTCAATTAAATGTAATTTCCAGTGTTCGCGTCTAATTTCATCTTCAACTATTAATGGCGGTGTATTTATTAAACAGTAACATAGTAAAGATTTTTCTTTTCCAGTTAGCCACATATACCCCTGAAGTTGGTAGTAATAATCTTTATTTGGCAATTCGCTTTCAAAAAACGGAAAAGTAGTAGCGTCCCAACTTGATTTAACATCTAATAAAACATTATCCGTGTTTACATCTGGAGTTCCAGTTATGTAATCATTCTCAAAATAATCTTCGTTTTTCCAAAGGAATCCTAAATCTAAAACGCTATTACATAATTCTATGCTTTTATCTTCTACTTCATTTCCTTTATCGGTGTAACGTGAACTAAATTCTTTTTGTATTCCGTATTTATCACGTAAAACAAGTTCCTGAATATAAGTTTTAGTAGTTTGTGAAAACAATTCCCCCTTATTTCGGGGGTTTGTAAATATCTTACCTATTTGCGAGCATCTTATTTTCATAGTTCGTTTATTGCGTTGGTTTGTTCTTTCGTTAATTCAAACTTTTCTTTTAGTTTGTCTACTGTAAAATCGCCTTGCTGAATGCTTTTAAGAGCTTCTAAGAATCTTTTATTATCAATAGCGGGCTTTTTAGGTTCGTGTTTTTCTTGTTCGCCTGAAGCGTTTGTATCTTTGTCAGTTACCAAACCTAAAATAGAACTCAAACAGTACCTACGAAAATACGTAATACCCGAACCAAAACATTGGTATTCGTTCATTCCTTTTAGTTGCACAATAGGAACTAAAGTAGAACTTTCTAAAACTTCGCCGCTTTCTACGTGAAATAAAATAGTTACTAAATAATTGTGTCCATCGTTCGTGTTAATCAATTGCGTAAAACCTAATCCGTGTTTTTTCATTAATGGATTAATTTCACTAAAGATTTTTGGTAAGTCGGTATACGAATACCCGTATCCTTGTGTTGCTTTGTGAATTACTTTTACTTCTTGCTGGAATTCCGCAAGGCTTTTAAATAGATTTTTCATATACTTTGTTTTTTATTTGTTTTTATTTTGTCTATAAATTCTTGGTAAGTTTCTGATATTTCAAAATTTGTTGTGTCTAAATGGATTTTTGTATATCCGTCTTTTTCTTCAAATGATTGTAACCTATCAATTTTAAAACAGAATCTTTTACCGTTGTGTCTGTTTGTTACTTCTTGAAAGAATATTTCCATTTTTAATTAAATAAATGGATTAAACCGTAAGTGTTTTTACAAATTGTCGCTTTTGTTTTTTTACTTCGTTCCGTTGTTTGTTCTAACATTTCAGCTATTAATTTATTTTCTTCTATTATAGCTTATTTAACCGCTGCAATTGCTTCTACTCCATTAAGCATTAAATTAATTGCTCTTTCTTCGATTGATTTACTTAAATTTTTCATATACTTTGTTTTTTGTTATATGCAAATATATACATTATATTTTAATATACAACTATTTATTCAAATTGTTTAATTTTTTTTTTGTACGTGTTAATTATTTCCTTTAGTTCGTCTACCGTATATTTTTTTTCTTTGCTTCCGTTTTGTTCTAACCATTCAATACGTTCTATTCCTATTTTATTAATCAATCGTTTTCTATATTCTAATTGATTTCCTGAAAGCATTACGTTACATTTGTAGCATGAAGTCCATACGTTATCTTCATTAAACCTAACATTAGAATGTCCACCCGCGCTTAAAAAATGGGATGCGTGTTTTACACCGTTTATATTTTTACCACACGAAATACAAACATTACCGGCATCCCGTAAACGAATAAACTTATTAAATACTTGCTGCGCTATTTTAACATAGTCCTGAACGGTCATTAATTCCGCTTTTAACTTCGCTTTTTTCTTAGTCCAAGTCTTTTGCTTTGTTTCGTTTATCCAGTCACTTACACAATTAGGCTCAAAACAGTTCTTTTGTAAAGTTGTTATTGGTGTAAATGGTTCTTTACAGTAGCGGCATTTTCGTGTTTTCATAGTTCGGTAGTTAAGTTTTCAATGTGTTTTGTTAAATGTCTGTTTTCTTGTTTAAGTTGCATATTCTCTAATTCTAAAGCGTAAATACGTTTATCTAATACGCGGTTGTTCATTTCGATATGGTCTAAGTATTTAATCATTTCAAACACGTCTACAAGACTTTTACTCATGCTATCTATTAAGTCGTTTCTTGTTGGGTGCTTCGTGTTTATTTCGTCTAAACTAAATTTTAATTTGTAGTAAAGATTGTTCATGGTTGCTTTGCGCAAAATGTATTCTAAGTTCATAATTAAAAAGGTAATTGATTTTCGTTTGCTAATCTTATTTTTTCGCTGGTAGAAATTAAATTTGGAAAACTATCCAACTGTAATTGCTTCGGAAATTGGTTTGCTATTGGTTTAACCGCTTCAGCAATTTGTTCTTTTGCAAATTCTTTTAAAAATTCCATTCCGTTTTGCCTATCTAAATAATAACTTAAAGTTGATTTGTCAAACTTAATTAACATTTTTCCGACTTCGCCATTTGAACGCGGTTTAATCTTATTAAAAAATATTTGTGCTTCGTTAAATTCAGGGTTTTCACGGTGAACTGTTATCATACATTTTCCACTATTAAACCATTCACTACCACCTTTTAAATCAAAAGGTGTAGGCGCGTTTCTTTTACCATTTTCCTTTTCCGTTAGCTTCGGGTGTATAATAGTGTGAAAGTGTAAATTATTTTCTTCAGCGATATGATTTCTTAAAGGTAAAACATATTCTAAGTATTGAGCATATCCACCGTATTTTTCGTAATCATGGTTTAAATCTTTCCAACTATCTATTGAAGCGGTGTGTAATTCGTTTTCGTGTTTTAGTTCTACCGCCCATTCCCAAAATTCCTTAGGTGTAATTTTACCTTTTGTTTCTTTACGTGTTACAATATTGAAGTGTCGTAAAACCCATTCCATACCGTGCGTAATTTCTAAATCCGTAATTACATTCTTTGTGTTTGGGTCGAAACTTTTGCCCGTCTTTTTTTGAATTAAATCAGCAACTATTTCTACATTATTTCCAACATCAGGAAAATATACTAAATGTTTCCAACCGTAAAACTTCGAAGTGTTCACTAAACATTCCATTAAAAATTGTGTTTTACCACTCATAGGGTAACCAGTCCAATCGGTACAATTCCCTAAACTCATTGAATAATGTTTATGTAATTCTTCAAAGCCTAAAAACTTTCCCTTCAGGTGGTAATTGTCGCGGTGTTTGTAAAGCTTGTTTACAACATCGCCTTGTTCTGTTATTTTAAATCCTTCTATCATGACCACGCAAATTTATTAGGTTCTTGTTCTTTACTTACTTGGTTTAAATATTTCTCAAAATTAGCTGGTCTTAAAAAATGATCGGGTGTAGCATTCTTATTTTCAATTACCCAAGAATTGTTTATCATATTCTCAAATGCTAAATTCCATTCTTCAGGTAAATATTTATCAATTAATTTTTTTAGGTTAGTTTCTGTTTGATTGTTTAAGGTTCTAAACTTTGTTTGTTGTTTACCGTGTTTAGTAGATTCTAAATTAAACCATAAAAGAAATTTACTTATGCGTTCCTGAAAAGGGACGGTATATAACTGTTCTTCTTCTTTCTCTTTCTCTTTCTCTTGTACCGTAGGGTGTACCGTACCCCCTTGCGAACCCCCTTCGGTAGGGTGTTTAGTAGGGTTGTTTAATTGTTGTTTAGTTTTATCTTCATAACCTTTAACTTGTTTATCAATAGAGTGTTTTTGAGATAGATACGCAAACTTAACTAAACCCCTTAATTCAATTTCTTCTCCAGTAAATTGACGTGTGAATAAAGCATCGTAAAACGCTAACCTATCTTTATCGTTTAATTCGTTGGCTACGTCCCAATAGCTACGATAAAAGTTAAATGCTTTTCTCATGGTTTAACGCATTGAATGTTTTTAACCTGAATTAAAACACGGTAATCTTGTTCAATATTAGTTGCCCGTTCTACTATTTTTAATTCGGAATTTTCAGACATTAATTCTAACCAATGATTTTCTTGTTCAATCCAATTTCTAATTTTTTCATAAGATTCTTTGACGTTTATAACTCCGTCAATTAAAATAATTTTTGCCATAATAATAATTTTTAAGCATAAAAAAAACCCCTTAGTGTTCGGGTGCAGCCTACTAACTAAAGAGTTTTAATACAAATTTTTTATTTTGTTCCTGCACGAACCTTTGCAATATTACTAAATATTATTCATTCTACAAACTTAATTTAAAAAGACTTATTAACATTAAACTGTTTGTAGTACGCTATCATTTATATAATTGAATATACCACCATTTAGGTTCTATTATTTGCCCTATATATTCATCGTCTAACCATTCTTTATCGTACCAAATAACTTGTGTTACCTTATAAGTTTTAACGCCTTTAAATGCATTTAATTCAGTAACTACGCCCACAAAATAACAGTCGCTATCTTCTACGTCTTTTATTTTACTTCCTACTTGTAACATATTAAACTATATAAGATGAAATAAAGTCCCTCGGTTGCTGCTCGTATTCGTTGTTTTTAATCCGTTTTACTATATTCATTAAATCGGTTGTGTTACGTGCGTTTAGAACCTCTGTAAATATGTCACGGCGCATTTCTACCAACGGCGCGAATAGTTCAAGTTCCTTTTGAATGTACATTTTGTAAATGCTATCGTTCGTCTTAATGAAGTGTTTGTCCGTTCGGATGGCGTGTATTATAGTCGCATGTGTCAAAGTAAATATATCAGCTATTCCTTGTAACGTCATTCCCTCTTTGTGTAGTAAACCAGCTAAAAACATTCTTCTGTATACGTATTCTCGATGGCGGTCTTTACGGTCTAATCCGTTTTCTTTTATATAATTAATAATTGTTGTTTTCATTATGTTTTTTTATAAGGTCTATTAAAATTAAAATTATTCCTACACTAAATAATAGTAGTGCTATTTTCGCTTCTTCTTGCATTGTCTTTTAGTAATATGTTAATACTTCGTCTTAGTTGCTTTACACATTTTAAACTGTTTGCATAAGCTTCAGGAAATACATTCTTTTGTTGTTCCGTCCATTGATAGTTTAAAATTTCTTGTTCCTTTTCTTTTAAGGTCTTTATGCTAAAATCAATCAAACTCATTATTTATTCTTTTTATTGGGTGTTTATACTTTTTCTTCATGTGCTTTAAAAATACTTTTATTCTAAGCATTGCCTTGTTTGTTTCAATCCTCATATTTTTTCAATTTCCGTTGTTACTTCATTCCAAAACTTTTGCCCGTCGAATGGTACTAAATATTGAATTGATTCTACTGTTTTAATCGCTTGTTCTTTCGCTTCATCTATTCCGTATAAACGTAAAGACCGCGTATAAATTTCTTTTGCTTTTTCTTGTGCTCTATTCATAATATTTAAAATTTGTTTTATTTGGATTTTGATTACTTAACATAGCTTGAAAAGTTGTTCTTTTTAAATTTACTAATTCAAGCACATCTTTAATTGTGTTAAATATTTCTTTTGTTTCAGTATTTATTATTTTTCTTGATGCTGGATTATTACTTCCAGTTTGAGATTTTGACATTGCAATAAATCTATTTTTTTGATTATCTGAAATTTTGTTTAATCCAATTTTAAAAGCGTGTTTTACATTTTCACTTCTTGTACACCATTCTAAATTAGAAATATTATTATTTGATTTAATTCCGTCTATATGGTTAACATCTTTTTTATTTTCAATATTATCTATGAATGTTTCAGCTACAAGCCTATGTACTTTTATAGTTTTAGTTTTATAGTTTCCTATATATAAACCTACTCTTTGATAGCCCTGTTGGTCATAACTAAATTTTAAAAATTTATTTGTTTTTGAACTAAATACTAAGCCTTCTTCAGTTACAAAATAATTTGGATATTTTTTTATTTCTTTCATGATGCAAATATACAACGTTTATATTAATAATACATTTCTTTTGGTGTCATATTTCATTTAGTTTCGCTTCTTCATGAGTATTTTGTTGTATAATAAATAGCTTTCCAAGCTAATACTAAATGTGTTGTGTTAATTGTTTTCATATTTCCTTTAGTTTTAATTTTACTTCTTTCAGCGCCTGAAGGTATCCAGCCCGCCAACGTTTTTCTATTTTTACTTTTTGCATGAATTTTTCCGTTTTTTCAATTCCTACTAAAACACGGTCTAAATTATTCTTTTCTTTCAGGGTCATAGTCATTATTTATTTTAAGTCCATACGCTAAATTAAACCAGCTAAATTCTTTTTCTGCTCGGTGTTTGTTTAACCTTAATTTTTTACCGGCTTCTTTTATAAACCATTCTTTCCATTCGTCGCACATTTCATCCGTCATGCAATATTTAGAAAACCATGCTTGTTCGTAAACTATTCCTTCATCGTGTTTTGCTATTTCCAGCATTTTGTAAATTGCGTTCCAACCAAATTGTTCTGCGGGGTCTTTATAAGTTTTTTTCATGTTTGATTTTTATGATTTTTAAATATAATTCTTCATTAAATGTACCTCTTAATTCGTCTACTTTTAGTTTTTTACTCCAAGCCCTAATTAAATAAGCTAAAGGAATGCGTTTTAATGATGTTTTCATGCGTTCTAACGTTAGAAAATTACTCCGATATATGTAAGTATACCCGTTACTGTTAAAATCGCTACAAACGCGTAAAAGATTTCTTTAATTGTTTTTTCAGCATCCATGATTATAAGTTTTTAATTGTTAATTTATAGTTGTTTAATCTTAATATAGCTTTTTCACACGTTTCAATTCTTTTTTCAAATTTACGTGCTAAATTATCTAAGTAACCAAGTTTACATTTATTCGCCATATCCTGAAAGATAGAAACACGAATTGTAAAACCTTCTACCATATCTTCTATTTGAGCCACTTTAAACTCTACTTCGTCCATATTTATAACTTTTCCTTCTTCGCAGTAGTTACAGTCTACCCAGTGTTCATAGTACGGTTCGTCATTACCTGAAATTTCTATTCTTCCGTTACCGTGACACAATGCGCAATCTTTAAAGTAATTTTTCATAATGTTTTCTTAAATGTTATATGCAAATATAAAGTGAATATTTAGATTATAAACAAGTTATCTACAAAAATACGTATATTTTACGTAGAAACACGTAGAAACTACGTAGAAAAAAGGCATAAAAAAACCCGCTTATTACTAAACGGGTCTTAAAAAACAAAGTATGCTGCTAATTTACAAAGGAAATTTGGAACTATCTATTATTTTACTCCAATTTTGTAAACCGTCTTTTTTTTCCATGCTTAAATATATGTTTAAAATACGACCGCCAACGGGTTTTGGTGGCGCTCCGCGTTCTACATGCCAGCCCATATAACCTTCACCGTATTCTTCTTTATACGTTCCGGTAATTGCCATGTGAATTTGTTTAAGTTCTATTTTACAATTACCCTTGTGAGTGTATAAACTTTCTCTTACATCGTTACGTGCCGCGTTTTCGTGTATATGTCCCATAGTAAACACGTCGAACCCTTCAGCAAGTTCTAAAGCACGCGTTAAATTCAAAGCGCCTTTGGTAACTATTCCACCACCGCCCGAACCATGAAAATATTTTACTTTAATTGAAAAAACTTTACTTGTAGTTTCGCATGGATTAATATGTAAAATTAACCAACCACCGTAACCACCCGTAATTACATTGGACTTACATTTGTAATTTAATAAGTCTACAAATCTTTGTAAAGGGTCTGTTTCTACATTTCTAATAATACCCGTTTCGTGGTTACCATATCCAACTACAGTTAAAATATCAGCATACGGTGTAAACCATTCAACGGCATCTTCTATTACCGCGTCTAAATAGTTTGCTTTGTTGTGTTCGGGTCTAATATCTTTTTTACTTCTACGCGGGTCCCATTTCCCTTGCATTAAACAGAAAGTATCCCCGTTCAACATAACCTTAATATTATTTTCTAAACAATAGTCTAAATGTTTTTTAAGTAAGTCCCTATCACATTTCGGGTTGTCCCAGTGTAAATCGCTTAATAAAGCTAATTGTACGTGTTTTCCTACCAAATTAATTTTGGCTATATTCTTAGAAATTTTCTCTACCATGTTTGATTATTAAGTATAAGCAAATAAAACCCACCGCAAACCCTAAAAGGAACGGGGTAAAATCTATTTGTTCGTGTTTATATTGTGTTTTAACGCTATTAGAAACGTTTAATGTAGTGTGTAAATGATTTACTTCATTTTTCATTTAAAGCGTCGTAAAACTACCTTAGAAATAATTTTACCTAACCACTTTAATAAACCAGTTTCAGCGTTTAAACTTACTTCTACGCCTTCAGTATCTTTTTTAATATCAATATCCAACTTTTTACCGTTGTATTTAAACTCTTTTGAATCTTCGTCTTTGTGTACTTCTACGTCTATGTTTTTAGTATCTACGCTAACGTCTAAATCTTTGCCCTCTTTAGAAACTTTTACTTTCGTGTTTCCAAGTTCTAAATCTACTTTTACTTTCTTTGCCATTTTAAAATTCGTTAATTAAACATATTGAAACACTTGGATATAATTTAGCCATTTGAATTATTTTTTCGTATTCAGCATTATTATTTAATACTAAACACCCTTCACTCCAGCCGCCTATTCTTGTAGAAACTTGTTTAGAACCTTGATTATAAGTTGAACCGTGAATATTCATATTAATTAAATCTCTTTTTATCTCGGTTGTTGGGTTCGTTTTAAGGTCGTTTGTAAAATCACGTCTATACGGAATGCCTTTTACTTGACGTAATGCCGGCATTTTGCCTTTATGCAAGCCGTACGCGTAAGAATCGTAATACCATGCGCCCGCTTCCATTACCGCAGTACCTTTATTTCCTTTGTTTGTGGTACAACTTGTAACCAACTGAAATTGGTTAAACTTAAATATGTAACATTTATCGTCGAATATATCGTTTGCATCTTCATTTGAACGAATAAACAAAAGCCATAAATGCGGTGGTAACGTTTTGAACGTGTCTAAAGACATTACTTTATCAAGTAACTGTTTATCCGTGTAACTTTTTACGTTTGACATATTTTAATTTTTCGGGTAAAGTTGCGTAAATATTATTTTTGTTGTTTATTTCAGGGTTTACTAAAGTTACTTTTTTTTCTAAACAGTTAAATAACCTTGCTTTTAAATCCTGAACTTCGAAATGGGTATACGAAAGCCACAAAGCTAAAACACCCATTGCGCCATGCTTTTTAATTATTTCTAAAAATTTGTCTATTGGTGTCATGCTTCAAAAGGTGGGTTTGGTTTTGGTTCGTATGGTATCATTTCCAAATCTTTTACCCAAAGAAATTCAGGTGTTACTGTTTGCTCGATTTCTTCGATTGATATTACCCAATTTAAATTTAAATCTTGAATTGGATTATAGTAAGAATCTGGCGCATATAATTGTCCAATTAATTCGTCTTTTTGTAACTCCGTAAGTAAGCCTACATACGTTGTTTTTTGTTCTGCTGTTAGTTGTGTTAGTTTCATACGTTACGACCTAAAGTTGTTTGAAATGCTTGTACCGCCGTGTTCATATTATCTAATTCAGTATTACTCATTGAACTATTTGCGTAGTAATGTAATGCAAATTCTCTACTTGAATAAAATTGTGGTCCAGCAAAATTACAAGCTAATCCATAACTTTCTATATTAGAACCTGAAACAATAGATGTAATTGTATTAGTTGTTTTTGTAGTATTTTTTACACTTACATAACCACTTGAATTTCTCCTTGTTGTTTGGTAAAATCCTCTTGAATCTAAATTAGAAATGTCAGGAGCGTTTCCAAAATTTCTTGTTCTAAATAAATTACCTATTAATCTTGATGAAATTGTATGCCCACTTGTTGCTATAAATCCATAGTCAACCGTATCTTCTGCTATATTTGTTCTAATATAAGCACCCGAAGCGTTATTATCTTGTGGTAGGTCTGTATTGGCTAATAAATAAGTCCTAAAATATCCATTAGTTCCGTTACCTTTTATACCCGTTGAGCTATGAGTAAGCCCACCAACAAATGTTAATCTAAACGCAGCGTCCAAGTCTCTTGGGTCTTTCAAGTTAAATTTATGGGTTGAACTTGTACCTCCTACAAACGGATAAACCGCTTTCATTTTACTCCAAATAGAATAACCTTTCAAATCAACTACTAAAGTATTAATAGCCGCTTTTTGTGTAGGGTCTGTTATTGCCGCAGCCGTTATAAAAGCTTGCGCATCTGAATCAGTTGTAACTCCTACAATATCAGTTAAACTTGCCCAACTTTTGGCGTGTGAATCTCCCCAACCTATCGCGTTATTTGCGCCTTGTCCCCAACCTATTGCGTTGTTTGCCGCGCCATCTCCCCAACCGTTACTATTTGCCATTTTTATCGCTATTTAATTTAACCAAATAAGCTTTTAACTTTTTGACGTTTTCGTCTTTTGGTTTGTACTTCTTTAAATAAACCATCCCGTATAATTGTTTTGTGTATCTGGGTACATATTTCCGTTTGAATTACTGTTGTATTCAGGAAATAAAGATTGATTAAAACTCATATAATCAATAAATCTTTCTGTATAATGCTGCGCTATGCTTTTTTCTTTTTCAACTAAATAATCTATTTCGTTTTTTTCTACGTTGGTAGAGTTTTCCGAGTTATGTTTATACACCCCTTTATTAGCTATTGTATAAGCTGCAAATGGTAAATATTCTACCATAGCCCAGTGTATAAGCATCGGTTTTATATACGTAACAACTAAGTTTAAATAATCCCCGCTTAAAGTATCGTTTATAATATCCGTTTGAATTCTTTGAATTAAATCAGTACCTAAATAATTTTGTATATGAATATCTTGAGCGACTTTTACCCACTGAATAAAATTATCCGTGTCTACATTACCGTTTAAAGCGGTAAATTTTACAATGTCATTTCGTGTAACTAATAATGCTTCAGCCATTTTATTGTTCTTTTTCTTTTAACATTTTACCGCCCGTGTTTGGGTTGTTTGGACTAAATCCATTTAAAGGTAAATTATTTGGATATATTGAAACTTCGTACGGATTTGTAACTTTGTAACCTTTTATTTCAGCTGCACGCGTTCCTATTTCCGCATAACCTTTTTCAATAGCGTTTAAATCTAACATATAAGTTACACGGCTAAATTTGTGGTGGCATCTTGCACCGCCTTTATACTTGAAAATATCGTATGTATTTGCGCCAAATTCACCCCAACCCGGATTTACCGTCCTTCTACTCATTGCGTCTATATCTTCCTTTCTAAATAGTCTTTCTTCCTTAGCCATCATAGCTTTGCAAAAATCTCTTTCAGGATTTTTATTTCCTGTGTATTTGTACCTTACTTTGAAGTATTTTAAATCACCAACTTTTTTGTCTTGTACGCTCTTTAATTTCGGCATTGGGTTACCAGTCTGAACTAAGTTAATAAAGCGGCTTAAAAGCGTTGTTTTAGGCTCTAAATCGCTTTCAGCTTTAATTAATTGTAAATCTAATTCTTCATCGCTATCTGAACTTTCTCTTTCATCTACTAAAACCCAACCTTCACCTAATTGGTTCGCGTCTACTTCAGATAATATTTCTTCTAATTCCGTGTTTACTTTGCTTAGTTCCGTACCCGTTTCTTCAGCTACTTGTTCTTCAGTTTGTGTATTTTCTAAATCTACAAATTCTAAAGGTTGTAAAGTCTTAAAGAATAACTTTAAACTAATTCCGTTGTATGCTAAAATCGTATCGAACGCGTCTAATATTTCTTCTTGAAATGGACGTATAACCATATTGTCAAATAAGATACTTGAATTTTTTAATTCATCCGCATTCGAACTAAATCCATTTGCACTTGCAATACCAAATAATAACGGACTTGTTACGTTGTGGCCTAACATTATTTTACGTAAACATTCTTCACTTAAATACGTGTAATGGTCTGGAGCATCATTTAACGGAATATCGTCTACCGTAGTTTTACTTTCCGCGTTTTGGTTAAATGCTACGATTACTTTTTGGCCACGTGAACCCGTTAGCTTTCCAAGAACTTTAGAAGTAATAATTTCTTGTTGTTCTTGACTTGGTAAACCGTTGTTAAAGTTTACTACCTTAGTCCCTGAAAAACCGTTTTTAACTTCGTTAATTAAATAATCAGCTACTTCTTCTTCAAGAACGCAATATGGAATAGAACCTTGATAGTCAACATTAGAATAATATTTCATTCCAACTGAATAAGGTCTTACAAACATTATTTCTACTTGTTCGTTTGAAAAACCAAAAGCGGGTATTCTTTTAGGTACATACTTTCTTGTATCTTCCCAATTATCGGAATAATAGTAACCTTCAATTTCACCTTCTTTATTGCACTTTTCAGCGCGTAAAAGATTAACGGGTATATGGTAAACTTTAAGAATTTTTTTATGGTCTTTAGAATAGTGTACTTGAATAGCAAACTGACCTAACATTTTTCTATCAATAACCATTTTACGAACACAATCCTTACTAAACAAAGCCATCATTTGAGCATACTCATTAGGCTTTTTATTCGCGTCTATTGCACTTAATCCACGTCCGTAAATTAGTCTACTAATATTGTTTATAAGCGAGTTGTTCGTTGTTGAATTTGTGTATCTATCTATTAAAAAATTGAAGTAATTATTATCTTCGCCAAATTCTACCCAATTTTCTCTTTTGGGCTCCTGAATTACCGGTGTTGTATATGCACTTAAATTTAGAACGTGTATATTATTCATAAACTATAAATTCGTTTGTTGTACTGTTTGAAACATACTGACCGTTATTTACGGAAAATGTTACTAAAGGCTGATTTGTACAAAATATTTTATCTCTGTAAACTATTGCAGTTCCGTCTTTTATTACCAAATTGTAAAAATGATTTTCAACTAAATTAAATTCAGCTTCTAACGTGTCGTAATAATCGCCTTCAGTGTGTGTATAAGTATCTATTGATACCATTACATTCGTTTGTTCGTCGGTTATTTCTACCGTATCGAAAGACGAATTACGCGGTATAAACACGAATGTTTGGGGCGTTGTGTCGGTAGTTAATACAATCATATATATATAACTAAAAAAAGTTGATTTTGTCCGAAATAAAAAAACCGCCTATTTCTAAGCGGTTAAATTATGCAAGTAAAATTCTATTAAGACGCTACAATATCAGCACCATCAAATAATGCAGATAAAGTCGCTTCTGAAGTACATTCTAAGAAGTTAGCCGGTATTCTTTCCATTGCAGTAAATGTAAGGTTATATCCGTTAAAATCTCCCATTGCAGTACCGGAAGAAACATTTCCAGCAGTTACGTCACAACCTTGTTCTAATCCAGCCAAAAAGAATTGGTGGTCTCTTGTTTCAACAACAATTCTTGGACGTCCGTATGCTAACATTTTAACGTTTTTGTGTGTAGCAATATCTTGTTTCTTTAATTGAACAGTTAATACTTGTTCAAAGAATGTAGTACCGTTATCACGAGATGTTTGAATAGTTTGGTCGAATCCATTTGCACCTTTTAATTCGTATTTGTAAAGGTTAATATTCATGTTAGGATACCAAGTTTCAATAACATCGTCATTTGGCGAAGCACTGTAAGTAATAGTATCGGTAGACAAATCCCCGTAATTGATAAAATAAATGTTTAAAAGCCCTGAAATCGCGTCTTTGCACGCTTCCAATCTTCCGTTTGCTATATCGCAGCTCATATTTTTAGTTTTTAATGTTTAATAAAAAAGGGTGGCGTATATTGCACCACCCTATTATTTAATTTATAGTAAATTAGTTAGCTGAATTCGTGATTCCGTATGTTACTAAATCTGAAGCAAAACCGTATTTAGCATCTGCAGTAAAACGCATGATTACTCTTACATTTTGTGAGCCGTCATTTTCGGACATGTCCAAAACTCGCACTTCATTTAGGTCCGAAAGTAGCGATGTCGCAAAGAACAAGTTAGATACTTGGGAAAGTAACGCAGTATTTGCAGCAAGTCCGTTAGCTAAAAAGATTTTAACACCGTCGAAATACAAATCATTCAAAGATTGGTTAGTTCCTTTATTGTCGTAACCATTTGAACCTACGCCACTTGCGGCAAAACCGCCCAACGCCCTAACGTATGCTCTATAAATGTTTGAAGAAACATACAATGTTAAATCTTCTTTTCCATACAATGCAGCTGGACACGCGTCAACGATTTTACCTAATTCAGCAATAACGTTTGAAGCAGTAACAGTAGTACCTGCAACTTCTTGAGCAGCTGGTAAAGCAGCGTCAGTAGTTAATTGTGTCATGATACCAGCGAACTGACCAGCAGTAGCGTTAACACCTTGCCAAATTGAAGTTTCCATTCCAGCAGCAACTTTTTCAGCAGCGTGTGCAATTAAGAAATCAGCAAAAGATTTTGGTAATACGTCAAATGCTGAATAACCCATTTGAATTGCGTCCCAATCTGAACGAAAATCAGATTTACACAAAGTCAAGTTAACTTGAAAAGATTCAGGTTGAAGAACTTTTTCAGTTAAAGTAATTGTACTTGTAGGGTCGTAATCGCATGAAGCATTTTTGATTATGTCATCTGTACTCACACGCTTAATTACCTGCTTATATTTCACATTAGGCATTATCGTCATTCCACCTTTCTCAAGGGTAGGCGCGCTTAATAAAGCAGCAGCTATGTATTTTCCGGAAAATTCTCCGGCATACGAGGTTGTAATTGATGTCGTAGTCGCCATAATTAGTTGATTTTTAGATATTTATAATTTAATTGTTTAGTTTTGATAAAACACTATCCATAATTGAACGCGTTCTTTTAGGCGCTAATTTTGTAATGTGAATAGGGTTTTCGTTTTCAGGATTAAAAGAAATTGGTTTAGTTTCAGATAATTCTGTTTCTTCTATTTTATTTGTTTTAGCAAGTTCAGCTTTTAACATTTCGTTTTCTTCTTTTAATTTTTCAATTTCTGAAAAGAAAGTTTCTTTAACTACGCTTTCAACTGTTTTCTTAGGTGCGGTTTTAGTTTCTGTTTCCATTTCTTGTTTCGCTTCAGTAGGAACTTCTTCAGCTGGTACTTCAGGCATTTCTTCTTCTTCAGCTACTTCTTTAACTTCTGAAATAATACCTTCTTCTACTACTACTAAAATACGACCGTCTTCCATTTCGTATTCACCAATTGGCAAAGGAATTTTTTGTTCGTCTTCTGTTACGATTACAATTTCCATCCCTGAATCAAAAGAATCAGCTTCTAAAACTGTAACACCGTCAGCAAGTTTCATTTGTTCTAACTTTACTTCCATTCCGAGTAAAGTTTTAATTTGGTTTATTAGGCTATTTTTCATTTTTATTTATTTTAAAATAATTTACTTTTAAATTGGTTTATGTCTTTTATAGATAATTCAGAATCTTTAATTTGAGTATCGTAATATTTATATAATGCGTCTATATTACTTGGTAATTCAACTCCTAAATCTTTAGCCATTAAACGGGCTTTATCTATGTTTTCAAGTACTACTTTTGAATCTTTAATAGTATTTGTAAAAAACGTATTTGAACTATCTAAAACAGAAGCAGCTTTTTTTAATTCGTTTATCGCTTTATCATGAGAATTATTAGCGACAACTTGTAGCTTTTTAACTTCGTCAATTAATCCTAATTCTATTTCATGCGTAGACAATTCCGTTTTTTCGGTAAACAACTTATTGTAAACTGTTTTTCTTGTATTCATATTACTTTAACTTTTGTTATTTTGATTTGTTCCCTTTTTATCCGTTTTCCCGAACGATAGTTCTTACACCGTCGTTTTCTGTTACTGTAACATTTTGTGGCGTTACACTCGCTGTTTGCCCTATTCCTTGCGCTTGTAAACTACCGTCACAACATCTCGAACTGTATTTTCCGTTTTTACATAGGCAACCGCGTTTTCCACCTCGCGGGCTTACTTTACTTTCT